TGACATTCCAAGAACGAATCAAAGCATTGCCCGAAAAAGAAAGATACAAGTTTTTTGAGGCAATGATTGCAGTGAGTGAAGCTGGGCGCAAAGCGGGCGTATCTCCTCAAGAATGGGCACGGATGTACGCTGATGTTCACAATGAAATACACCAACACCTCAAGGCAGATGCGGCCATCTGCACAATCTTGGCACAGGGGCGCAAATGAGTTGGCTGCCCTGGAACGACAGCACCTGGGTCCTTGAAGCGCGGGACGGGGAGATTGTTGATGAGATACACAAATCCCTGTCCGGCTTCTACCACTTAGACAGCACAAAGAAGAAGTACACATCCTTGGAAGCGGCCCAAAGGGCGCGGACCAAGGAAGACGCAAAGAAAACCAAGGAGAAAAAGACGTGATCAACACACAACCAGGAGAACACAAGTGCCCAGACCAAGATCAGAAATAACCGACAGCGGGGTGGCTACCAGCATCCGAATGACAAAGTCCCAGCACACCGAGTACATACGCCTGGGTGGGTCTTCATGGCTGCGCAGGGTATTGGCCCTGAGCATCGAAGAACGTAGGAGGCAAGAACAGCAGGACAAACCATTATGAGCCGTGGGCCACGCAGAACGGTCCTTGTTTTGGGAAGACAAGGAACGGAGCTGGCAAGTTCATCTGCGTGCGCCCGGGCTCACCCATTTTATCAACCAAAGGAGTAATCAAATGACAAAAAGTGACAAAATTCGCGAGTATTTTCGCAAACACCCCGACATGACTGCAACCCGGGTGGCTGCAAAGTTTCAGGCATCCAAGCCCATGACTTACAAGCTGCGCAAGGAAGTCCAGGAAGAGTGGAAGCCCCCTGAGATGCTGCCTATGCCTCCTCTCAGTTCCTGGTCAAAGATTTTGGAGGAAGTTGAGACCACGGACGTGGACGCAACCCTTGACGCTCGGGCCTTGGACTACGGCGCATTCAAAGACGGCGCGGCCTTGATGCAGGGTATCAAGCGGCAGATGGCGGAGCATGCTCAAAAGCACGGCAAGACCTTTGCTGATGATCAGTGGGAAGCGCTGGAGATGATCGTGCACAAGATCGGCCGCATTGTGAACGGCAACCCTGACAAGGTGGATCACTGGACCGACATTGCTGGTTACGCCAAGCTGGTGGCTGACCGTCTGGAAGGGGTGGTGCGGTAATGCCCGCCCTCACTGTAGAGCCCAAGGCAGCGCAGGCAATGGTCATGGCGTTCCTGCGCTCTTGCAACTACACGCCAATGCGCACCAGCGAGCTCTCTAAGGCTTTGGGGGTGCATTCATCCTGCATCCGCAGGGCAGGGCTTTCCCTGGCCGCAAAGGGCCGCCTACGGGCCGAACTGGTCCCTGGGCGGGGCAAGGGGGAATACCTGTTCACCCTACAGCAGTTGGACCTGTTTGAGGACCACAAGGAACCGCCCAACCTCTGGCAACGGATCAAGGGCTTTTTCAAGTGAATTATCGGAGAGTCCACCAACGATACAATGCGACAAACAAAGCGGCCCATTTGGGCCGCTCTTCATTTTCTAAAATAACTTCAAAGCGATTCTTGCAAGTCACAATCTTCATTTAGCTTCTCCCCAGCTCGGTCCAATTTCCACATCACAGCGGCTGGGAACCTCCAACCGCGCCGCTTCGGCCATTATCCTGGCTGCTTCAACCGCCTCTTCGCGGTTCTTGACACTCAACGCAAGCTCATCATGCACTTGCAAGATGGGCGTAAAACCTGCCTTGGCAAGGGCCACCATGGCAGCTTTGGTCTGATCAGCGGCGGACCCCTGGATCAGCCGGTTCAACCCCTTGTAGGTGCCCGCCCGCTTGATCCGTTGGCCGTACTCCATGACTGCTTGCTCCCGGGGCAAGGCCTTGTTCACGCCCCACTCCATCGGCTCCCACAGCGGGAAGCGGCACTTGCGGCCAAGCAAGGTACGTATTGCGCCCCCCGCTGCCGGGTGATCAATGCGCTTCATCACGGCAGTGACCGTGCCCTTGAGGAACGGCACGTTAGTGTGGAACCGATCGATCAGGTCGGACGCATCGGTAAGGCTCAAATCAAGCTGCGCAGCGAGCTTATTCTTGCCCATGCCATACATCAGGCCCAGGCCAATCGTCTTGGCCGCCTTGCGCTTAATTTCAGCCATGTCCGCCACCATCTGGTGGAAGTCCGTGTCCGGGTTGGTGTGGTACGCCTTGACCATGGTTTCGGCCCCGGGTAAACCCAGGAGGTTTGCATAGTGCACGAGCAAACGAGGCTCCTGCGAGCTAAAGTCGTTGGATGCCCAAAGCTCCCCTTCCTCGGGCAAGAACAACGATCGCACCATGGGGCCAATGATCTCGTGGCGGGCAGGGACCTGCTGCAAGTTGGGGTTCGCCATGGACAGCCGTCCAGTGACCGTGCCGCCATCATCAGACCGCATCTGGTTGACGTGGGGATGAATGCGGCCCGTCTTGGAACTGAAGTCTAGGTAAGGTTGCAGAAAGGTTCCGTGGGTCTTGTTGGTCTCACGGGCCTCCACGATCAACTTAGCCACAGGATGTTCACAGCTATCCAGAAAGCCTTTGGTGAAGCTGGGCGCACCGTGTTCAGTCTTACTGTAAGGCAAATTCAGTTTGTCAAAGGCGTGGGCAATGGACTGCGCTGCCCAGATATCCACAGAATTTCCACAGATACGTTTGAGCTCGGCGTAGATTTCCTTTTCACGCTTTTGAAGCTGCTCAATCAAGCGTCCAGCCTTTTCCCGGTCAAAGCGGATGCCTCGGCGGGTCATTTCAAAGAGCACCGGGAACACCTCGGTCTCCAAGTCAAAGATCGACTCAACTTCATCCTGGCGCATCTTAATTTTGAAGTGCTGCCACAGCTTCAGGGTCAGCGCAGCATCTTGCTCGGCGTACTCCCCGACATACATCGCTGGGAGCTTCCAGAGCTCCTTTTTAGGATGGACACCGAAATCGGCGGCGGCCTGCTTGAGGCCCTGCTCGCTCTTGACTTCTTGAAGGTAGTCGAAACCAAGGGAGTTGAGGCTGAAGCTGAATCGGTTTTCATCAAGTAATGGGGCCGCGAGCATAGTGTCGAGTACTCTACCTCGTACCACGAACCCGGAGGCCGTGAGCCATCCAAGATCGTAGGCGGCGTTATGCATGATTTTGTCGGCTGGGGTGGAAAGTACATCCCGTATCCAACGTTCAACAAGCCGTTTGTCAAGGTTGCCACCACCGCCATGAGCCACAGGGTAATACCCAGACCAACCGTCAACGGCGACAGCGTAACCAACAATAAACCCATCGTTGCGAGGCCAACCGGGACCAAAAGACTCCATGTGAGGGTCACAGGTTTCGAGGTCAATTGCAATCTCCTTAGCGTTGGATAAATTGGGAAAGGTATCTGGGGGCACCCACTCGGTGGGGGCGGGAAACATTGGGATGGTTCTCATAGCCGGAATCCTTTTTCTGCATGCTTGGGCAGCACCAAGTGCAATGCTTGCTTGGCGCGGGTGATGCCTACGTAAAAGAGGCGGTGAACGTTGTCGCCGTTTTTGGCGTATTCCTGGGCAAACTTTGGTGAGAGGTCCATCATCAAAAGGACGTTGTCCGCTTCGCCGCCCTTGGCTCCGTGGATCGTGGACAGTTTGATGCGGCTCGCGCTCGACAACTTGGTTTTCCTGCGCAGCACGGCCCTCAAGTAATCGAGCTTGTCTTCGCTGATCCGGCTGAGCCCCTCGTACCAAGGAGGGCTGCCCAGCAGTCCGTGGTCCTTGGTCAGCGCAGCGAGGGCATACATCGCTTGCGGATCGGCCCCTTTGAGCGTCCTGTGGCCCCTTGCAACCAGTGAGGCATCCAAGTACCTGTACAGCTCCGCTACGGCCGCTCCAGTGGCTTGCTCGCCCCTGCGCAGGCGCTCCCAGGAAATGACCGAGGAGATGATCTTGGGGCTCAGACTTGGGATTCCGCCGCGCTCAAACAGCACGCCCCCGGCCCTGAGCCATTCATGGATGGGATTGAGCATGTAATTGGTAGCGGCAAGAATTAGCCACTGCCCATCATCCACCGGCACGTCTTCAAAGCGGTGGTAGGTTTTGACCATGCCTTCAAAGTCCCGGGCCTTCCACAGCTTGGGTTGGCGCTCGTTGATGCGGTGCACGATCCGGTTTGCCAGGGCGTGGACGGTGCTGGGGACCCGGTAGGACTGATCAAGGACTTTGATCTGGCCCTGGAATGACAAGAAGCTCTTGACATCGGCCCCAGCCCAAGTGAACACCGCCTGATCGTCATCCCCGGCAAGAAATACCCGTTTGGCTTTTCCAGCCAAGATTTCTACCATTTGCCACTGCAAGCGGCTTAAATCCTGGGCCTCATCGATGATCAGCACCTCCAGGCTTGGCAGGCAGGAATGTTCGGTGACCACCATCTCCAACAGATCGGTGAAATCCAGCAGGTCCTTGCTACGTTTGTAGTGCCTGTAGCTACGTTCGACAAACTCAAAGTGATGCCACTCGATGTCCAAACCGCACTGGTTGTAATGCGTGCGCAAATCAGACCCACGGATGCGGGCCAGATTGATCTCGTTAAGGATGGGGTTGTCCGCCTTGGCAACGTCCGTATCTTCTTCGCTGCCGACTTTGAGCTCGATGCCCACCTCGGCTGCAAACTCGCGGTAATTCTCTGGCTGCATCATCATGTCGGCCTTGACCGCTAAGCATTGGAAGGCGAGGCTGTGCAGGGTGCGGAAAAAGGGGAAGCTGGTCTTGGCGTTAAGTTGCGGGAACTTGTCAATGGCACGGTCCCGCGCTTCGTTGGCCGCCTTTCTGGTGAAAGAAAAGTAGCCCATTCTTTCTGAGGCAACGTGCGCTTCAAGCTCGCGGTCAACCACGTTGAGCAGGTAGGTTGTTTTGCCGGACCCTGGGGGCCCAAACACTTTGGTGATATCAGGCATCGATGTCCCACATGTCGTTGGGCCACACGAGCACCGGGGTGTGCTCGCCCACATAAGCACCCTCGATGTTGTATTCGATGTACTCCCGCGCCATCTCAGAATCCATCCCGTCCCGGATCATCAAGATGTCGCGAATCTTCTCTGCGTCATACACCAGCACACCGACCACCTGGGGTCCCCTCCAAATCTCGGCAGGGCCAATGATCGCTTCATCAAAACCATCAATTCGTAGCATCAGAATGGACTCCCTTCAGTGCGTTGTGTTTGCGTGTCAAACGGTGCGTCTTGCTTTTCAAACTTGGGGATACGCCAGCAGCGGGCGGTGCGGTTCTTGAGAAACAGGGGGATGGGCTCACCTCCCATGTCCCGCAAGCGCTGAGCTATCTTGGGAGCGCTCAGGCCGATGAAGTTGTTGCGCTTGAGGTGGTTCTCCAAGTCTTTCATCCTGAAGTAGGTCCGGGCTTCGTCCTCATCGGTCCATGGTCGGCCCATCAGGATTTCATCGCGCACCATTGCCTGTTGCATGTGTGCGGTGAACTCCTCCAGCAGGTCCATGAAGCGCCCGGTCACGCTGGTGTCCTCGGATGCCTCGGTAATTTGCTCAGTCTCCACCATCTCTTTGAGCAGGGCATTGAGTAGGTTTTCCCAATCCTGTTTGCGCAAAGCCGGGGGCAAAACGTTCAGCTTTTCCACGCAGGACTTTTGGAATGCTGCTTGGGTAAAGAGCGACTCGGTGTCGAGCTCAATGCGGCGGCCATTGACATCCAAAAACCACAGCGGTGGCTCGCTTGCATACTTTGACAGGGAAGCTATCTGTGGTGCATCGGGGGAGTGTGCGCCAACGCCAAACTTGCGTGTGCGGCACAGGCCGGAATTGCAAAAGCCATTGAGCGGCGCGTCTTTGCACTTGTAGTTGTAGTCCTTCTTGTTGGCCTGTTTAAGAATTACCTGCACCTCGTTGTTGGGCAGTGGCGGCGACACATACTTGAAGTTGTACTCAACTAGCTTGTCCTCCCACGCACCCCGGTGTGCGCGTTTAAGATAGACTGATATGTTAAATAATCCATTATTGCGGGTGCCTTCTGGAAACCCTTGCGCACATAGAGCCTGTAGACAAGGCGGGCCGTCTTTGATGGGACTCTCCGCTTGCTTTGGCGGCTCAGGGAAAGCAAGAGGCAACTGTTGAACGTTGGCCTCGTAGAGTTCGTAAAACTCTTCAAGCGATGCCGCTGAGCCGTCCCCATTGAATGCATACCGGGTACCGCTGTCCCCGCCAAAGTACGGCAGATTAAGGAAGTTTCCGGTGTCTCCTCGGTCAACGAGGATTTCGGCTTGCTTTGGGAATATCTCACGCCCAGCTTCCCCAAGAAGCGCCGCAGCATTCTTGAGGTACGTTTGGAAGTCCCGGGCCGGGGTCGGCTCTGCGGTGAAGAGGAATACATGTGCGCCTCCAGATTTGCTGCGGCAGACAACCAGCGGCAACTTTAATTGATGGACTTTTTCAACGAGTCCTTTGTGGTCCAGTGGATACTGGTCAATGTCAATACAGCCCCAGATACAGGAGTTATCTGCCCGGATCGGGATAATTCCCAGACTCGGTTCAACGCCTTCCAAGTGCTTTTCCCAGAGGTCATCAGTCGGTGGCTTGCGCACCACTGTGGCCTGCCCTGCTTGCTTTCCATCTCCACGCTCAGACTTTATTTTGTAGGTGCCGTAGGCAATATCCAGACCGCTGAATATTGCCTTGAATTTTGTGATCTCGGTCATGCTGTCTCTCTATAGGAAATGAAGGGGAGGGGAGCTCCCTCCCCCGAAAATCAAAACGGTTGTGCACGTGCGCTTGTCTCAGCGCCTTCAGCTTCATGTTTGACTTTCACTTCCCCCGCACCGACTTGTGCAGCGAAGGCCTTCGCAGCAGCATACTGAATCATGTCCTCAATAGGGCCGACTTTCTCAATCTCCCAGCCATACCACTTACCCTTGTCGTTGGACTCGGCCTGCGAGGACAAACGATACACATGTGAGTACATGGGAGGGGTGTATGGACCGCTCTTGCCCATCAGCTTGGTGGACATCATCATGCTGTTCCACTTGCGGCTCTTCTTGAGCTGGGTGGATTTCATGACGATCAAGGCAGGCATAGGGATGCCGTCATCGTTGATCACCATCACATAGTGATTGGCGGTGTTCTCGATGTAGTTCCCGTTGTCCAGGTAGTCCTTATGGTCGCCCGGTTCACGGTGCGTGCGTGTCAGGATGTCTGACGTGGCCGAATAGATTGCCTGGGGTGCGCCGCTGCCGGAGCCGCGAGGTGCCCATTCAATGTATTGGCGGACATACGCCACGGGAATGACCGTGATGCCCTTTTTGCCGTCATGCAACTCGCCTGTCACGGTGTTCATGATGAACCCGGGCATCGCGCCTTCAACTTCACCAACCTCGGGGCTGGTGCTGGTCAACAGCTTCAGGAACGGAAGCGCAAAGTCTTCCTGGCCCATGCTGTCAAAGCCGCTGTTGGCATCTTGCTCGAAGTCACTTGAAAGGGCGACTGCATATTCTTTGGTCTCGTTGACCGTCACTTGGTTCTTGCTCATGTTGATTTCCTTTGTTTCATGCGGATTTGATGGAAGCCTTTTGGCCCACATAGACACCAAAAAGTTCGGTGGGAAACGTGCTGCCCCGCTCCACCTGTTCGCGAACCCAAGCCTTGAGGGTTTGGGATTCGATCTTCTGCGCCTGCTCCACAGGGTAGTTTTGCTCACGCAGTTGATTCAGTAGTGTGTCGCACAGGCCGTCTTCGCCACGGCCAAAACGCACAGACACAGTGTTTTTGATGATGTCATCGAAGCCGTGTTCACGCAGCCACTCGTAGGCTTGTGCACGGTTTTCTTCTTTGATCGAAGCGTTGTAGAACGGCTTGACCACGATCTCGCTGCCATCGGTCATGCTGAACTTAGACAGGCCAAGCTCTTGCAGCATCGAAGGAATGGTCTCCTCCAACAGCTTGCGCTGTTGCTGCTTGCGCTCATCAACGGTGCTTTCCAGCTCCTCGATCTCTTTTTCCAGTTCTTTGGCACGTTTCGCCAAAGCACCAACAGAGGACAGGTCCTCGTTCTTAACTTGCAAGGCTCCAGCGTCTTGCTCAAACATGTCGGCGA